AAAGCCAATAATGTGTTGGCTTCATGTTAAATTTAGATACAAAAGTTCTTGACCAACCCCTACGTCCTGTCAGGGTGATTTTTTGGCATCCCATGTCTTCAGCGAACTTCTGAATACGGGGGGTGATGGTTTCTAGATCTGCTAGATCACCTGCCGCTAAAAATATGTGCAATACCCTCATTCTTGGGAATATCTGCACTTGAGTGACTACTGCGCTGTTATCACTTGTCCATAATTGCATCGTACTACTGTCAATACAGTCGGCTACATCTTGCATATTATGCGTATTATCGTATTCTAAAGCAGGTTCTAAAATTTTCTCTACTTTTTTAAAATATACAGCCCATAATGGTAGTTCACCATCTACTTTATATTTATCGTAGTCAATCATCTCAAACTGCCAGGCTTCCCATCAAATCTGATAACACCAACTCGCCAATCTGTTAAAGCAACACCTTCAATCTTTACTGCAATCTGTCTACCAGTTAAACGAACCGATGTAGGAGAAGACAAGGTATATGGCCCATGTGTATATTTAGTAGTATTTGGGTAGAATTTAGTACTAAAACTAGCCCTAACATCACCTGCAGTCTTCTCATCAGGAACTAATCCTGTAAGACTCATTACCCTGTCGCCATTACCTAATTCAATTGGTCCTGACTCAGCAAACAAAGTCTGAGAGTCATAGTTGTTGCCAACCTCATGCTCATAAACATAGCCATCAGCATCAACCAAAATAGGGTTGCTAAAGATGCCTCTGTCTGTACCACACGTACGTACTAACGTACCAATAGCCCAATGGTTCTCACGATAGTTATAGGTCACATAGGAGTCATTCTCATTAGATGATTGGCTTGGGTAGTACCACCAAATCTCACCAAATGCTGAGTTATGAACGCAATAAATCTTAGATGCTTGGGTAGTGTTCAGGTTGCTAAAAACAAAGTCAGAGACATCTGATGGCAAAGGTTTAACAAAACCATCGTATATCCAGAATCCTGATCCAGACATCCAAATACAAGCATTGTCAGTAGCGGCTACTGCTTGCTTAGAAATAACTCCACAACCAGTACCAACACGCTCAAAACTGTAAATAAAGGGTGGGCCAATGTAAGTGGCAGTATGGACATCCACATCTGTAAACAAGATGGTAGTGCCACGAATCCGCTTAGAACACTGCAAAGAGCCAATGGTTGTTAACTCAAAATCACCTGCTTGGTTGGTAGCCAAAGGAGTCCATACAGTATTGTTCTCTTGGTCACACCATTGAACTTTACGAGGATTACCACCTGCACCCAGAGCAAATAAGAATCTTTCTTGAGTAACAACCAAACCAGTGCAACCAGTTGGAGCATTTGTGATGGCGGCAGCATCTGTACCAGTATCCAACTGCCATTCAAGGAGCTTTCCATCCTTAGATGAGCAAGCAACTAAATACTCACCCCATGTATCCATAGACCATGTAGTAGCGGGAGTGACTGATCCTAAGTCAGGTCTAGCAACACCATAGGCAAAACTTCCATAAGTACCATAGCCATAACCAATCTTCTGGACTGCATCTGCATCACCAACAGTAAATCCTGTAGGAGTAATGTCTGTCAAAGTATTGCTTTCACTCAAAACATAAAACTTTGAGTGTGTGCCAATGGCAATTCTTCGGTTATTAGAGTTGTCACGCCAGTTAAGAAGACCTCTAGCTTTACCAGTTAATTGAGTGGTAGTACGCTTTCTCCATCCACCGACAGGGCGAATAGTGCCTTCAAACCAACGAACTAGGTTAGAACTATTCCAACGTCCTTTAGCCTGATACTCTGTACCATTCTTGAATACACCTGGAGGAATTTGGAGCGGAATATAGGCCATACTTTGTCAATCAGGTAGGTTGGAAACAAAGCTCATTGTAGCAATAACGCTAGGAACTGCGGGTCTAGTTGGGCTAGTGCTAGTCCCAAAAGCTTCAATACTTACACCAGTATTTTCAGTTCTCCACATAATCTCAATGTAATCATTAGCAGCCATGTCAACAAAGAAATTCAATGCAGCAATGATATGACTAGGATCACCAGTACCTTTTCTCGCTACTAGGTGAAATCTGCTGTTTGAGTTGGCAATGTTTGTCCCATTCTTGCGAAACCAAACATCAACATCTTGACCATCGTTTGTGGTGTTTTTAAACTGAATGGAAAACTGTAAATTGTAAAGACCTGGGTTACTTACATTTAATCTTGAAGAATTAGATAAAGTTACACCATTAGAGAAATCTGTTGTGTTAAATGTAATCGCATAGGCAACAGTTGTACTAGCGGCAGTTTGGTCTGTAGAGTCTTGAAACGCACCATAAGGAAAGTTGATGTACTTGCCACCAACTCTAGCAGTTAAGGCTTGAACAGCGTTAAGTAGCTTAATAAAGAACAACCTCAATGTGCCATTATTCTGGTTCTGTACTTCTTGAGAGTAAGAAACACCAGAAGTTCCCAAATTAGGAACTGGTGGTACATCTAGTTGTTTCTGACTAGACATTACTTTTTAATCCAAGTTTGCCAAACAGCACCTGCTGCCAAGATCAAACCACCAACCCATAAAACAGGTTGAGCAATAGAAGCTATCCAATTCAAAACCTTGACAGCACCTTTAGCCGCTTCAATAGCGCCTACTAGATCACTGGTGTTTTTATCAATGGTATCTACTTTGGCTTCAACTGCAACCAGTCTTTCGTAGATTTGTGCATGGGTAACTTCTTGCATGACTCACTCCGATGGCTCTTTAGGAAGTTGTGCGTCAGCCTGTTCTTTGATCTTGACTATCAAAGGCCATACACCAGACTTGGCTGGCATCTCACCCAATACATTCAAGATGAATTGGACTTCGTTTGTTTCCAACTCTAACTTCATGCTTGACCCCAAGGTGTGCCAGTAGCTTTTACAGGATTCTTCAGCAAAGCAATCTGAGCCGCCAAAGAAGCCTCTGTCGATTCCTTGTCAACAGATTCCCATACCCAATTAAGGACTGTAGCTTCTGTGAGGTTTGCATAAGGAATTGTAGGAGTGCCTTCAGCCCATGAGACTGTTGCGTAGGCAGAGGCAGAGTGTTCTCCGTCTACTGCTGTTGCTGTCCAATGTGCTGTGGTTACAAAGCCATCGGCTGTGTTGCGATCAAGATTTACGATAGACCAAGTAGTAGTCATGTTAGTTTCCTTTAAAGATTTGCGGCATCCAAACGTGCCTTGAGTGATTCAATGATTGCTTGTTGTTCTTGAATAGCCGCTGTCAATGTAGCCACCAAGAATGATGTGTCGATGCCTTGGTACTTAGGATTGCCTTCGGCATCCACAGCGTCTTTCTCGCCAGTAACGCACTGAGGCACAACAGCTTGCAGTTCATGGGCAATGAAGCCTTCACCGTCAGAGCCGTCTGCTTTCCACTTGTAGGTGCATGGCTTGAGTTGGGCGACCTTTGCCAGTGCGCCTGTCATAGGCTGGATGTCTTCTTTCAGGCGGTAGTCGGAGGATGTGTTGTAAGCCGTTGCTGTGTTGGAGTATGTAATTGCGCCAACGGATGAGTTGTTATGAAAGAAAGCCACCGCATCATAAGACCCTGAAGCTGTCTTTTTAAAGATGCTTGCGCCTACTGTTCCAGTAAAGTTATAAAGTTGAACACCAGAGCCACTACCGCCAGATGTCGTAGTCCCCACCAGAAAGTTACCGCTTGAGTCTATACGGGCACGCTCAGAGCCATTGGTTTCAAAGTTAATGTAGTCGCCAGCGGCTAGTGTGCTGTACAAAGTATTTGCCGCACCACCGCCAACACCTACACGCAATCTTGAAGCTGGGCTTGCACCATTTGTAACATCAAGTTTAGCGGCAGGACTTGTAGTACCAATACCAAAGTTACCGTTTGAGTCTATACGGGCACGTTCTGTTGAACTTGTACCAAACGCCAATATACCTGTTGATGGCGTTAATAAAGAAACACCAGAAGTTAAGTTAATCTGCAAGTCGGCACTTGTTGTGTCTGTAAAACTAGCAACATTACCGCCTGCTGAATTACTTACACTTAATCTAGACGATGGACTTGTAGTACCAATACCCACATTTTTAGAAGTGTCGATGTAAATTGCACTTCCATTGGCTTGGCAAATATTGACTGGATGGTTTGATAGCGAGCCTACTTTTACAGAACTATTTGTTGAGTCTGTCCCTGCAATAAATGTTTTTGTTCCGTCATAGGCTTCTAAAAAGTTTGTACCACCACGAGAAAGATAGATACCCAAGTCGTTTCCACCTGCAGAACCAATAGTTAAATTAGTAGAGGGTGAAGTAGCACCAAGACCAAGATAGCCGTTTGCCGCCAGAGTCATTGCCTGAGTAAAGGTAATGTTTCCGTTAGCAGACCCAGAAGTCGTGATTTTCCAAGCGTGAGAACCATCATTAAGTTGTGCATACTCTTGTGCAAAACCGTTCACTACATATTTTCGGTTTGTACCGTCGTAAAACGTATTGCGGTTGTAAAACGCCACAGAGCCATCAGACCATAAAGATGTTCCACCACTAGTAATTTGAAATGCTTTAAACGAACCTCCCCAAGCACTAGGAGTAACTCCCAAGCCTAGATTGCCTGAGTTGTCCAATGTAAGTTTTGTGCTGAAACTGCCAGATGGCGTTTGAATAATGAACGAACCACTTGTAGAATCATTGCCAATGTATGTGGTTGCGCCTGAGTTTGCAAGACCAAGATATGCGGCAGAACCTGTGCTTGTAAATAATCCAATAGTGGTTGTTGCACCAGAATTTACAGATAACTTATAAGCAGGACTACTTGTACCAATACCCAGACCTGTGCTGGTTAGGCGCATACCTTCAGAAGAGGCAACACCAAAAATCATCACGTTTGG